GCCCGAGCATGATTAAGCGACGGTCCGCTAGGTATCGGATGTATTGCTTAATTTCTTCAGCACTAACGCCTTCAATGCTTCCCATTTCAAACGCATTATCAATAACCTTGTCTTCGAGCGCGACACCAACTCGGAACATATCGTAGATATCTTTTTTGAAATCGTCTGTAACAATTCTTGGATGTTCATCACAAAACTCCCTGAATAATTTAACCATGCCTTCACAGTGCATACTCTCATCACGGATAGACCATTCTACAATCTCACACATGCCGCGCATCTTACCAAACCGTTGGTAGTTCAAGAGCATCGCAAAGGCACTGAAGAGAGCCATCCCCTCATTCATCACGCTACGTGCAATCGACTTGGCGATCCCAGCGTGGGACTGCATGTCAATCTCTCCCATGAAGTCTACCTTGTCGGCCATCGCTTTGTACTCACGAAACGCAGAAAACTCTGACTCTGGCAACCCAAGAGTGTCGTTGAGCAGGGCGTAGCTACGCTGGTGCACGAACTCCCTGTTTGCGAATGACGTGAGCATCGCGCGGATCTCGTTGTTCTTGAGTTTCGGGATGTAGTACTCGAGGTAGTTTGTACCTACCTGCACGTCAGATTGCGTGAACAGCTTGAGGATCTGAGTGATGTGATGCTTTTCCTGTGCGGAAAGCTTGCCACCTTGCCACTGTGCTACGTCTTCTTGCAGTTTTGCCTCCCATTCACCCCAGTGAACCTTCTCGTGAGAAACTGCGTACTCGACAGCCCACGGGTATTTAAATGGCTTGTAAACCTTTGACTCTTCTAATAAAGACATCGTAAGTCCTTGTTTTATTTGTTGGAAAAAAAGGCCCCTTTCGGGGCCACAAAACGCCGGGGATCAATCCGGCTTGGGGAGAAAACTTACATCCCACTACCTATGTTAAGGGGTCTCATCCTCTTCGTCAAGTTGTTTGAGCTTAAGTTCAAGTTGTAATAGCTTCCAATTAAGATCATCAGCCTTGTCAAATTTTCTCTTGACCGAAGCTTTCAAGATCCGGTGGTAAACTTTTAGCATCTTCTTTTTGATTTTGTTCATTTTTAAATATCCTGTCCCAATTGCTGTTGTATTTTTTATCGTCTACTCGTCGGTAACGATCTCCTTTCCCGTTAGTCGGATTCATCTCCGTCTTCCGCGTTCCAGTTATCACTCCCATGTTCTAAATCTCCGCTAAGTTGTTCGTACATGTCCATGAGCCCACTGTAGCACATCGGGCACAGAGAGAAAGGGATGATACCGATGTATCCTTGTATTCCTCCCTCTGACTCAATGTCAAAGTCGCAGGTGCAGATATTACATACGTTGTCTGGCTCTAGCCGTGACATGACAAGCACTCTTCCGCGTCTTGTAAAGCCACTCTTTCAACTGCGACTCCAACCTTATCCGCCTCGATACCCGCATCTGTGCGGAGGTAATAAAGGGATTTGAGTTTAGACTTCCACGCTCGAAGGTGTACCGAGTTAACATAAGACGCCGGCGAACCAGCAGGGAAGAATAGATTGACGGATTGTGCTTGGCAAATGTAGGGTTGTCGATCACCCGCGTGGTCAACGACGGCCCCTTGATCGATTTCATATGCAGTCTTAAAAACGTCCCTCTGTTCGTCCGACAGGAACTCCAAGTGCTGAACAGACCCCTGAGAATTAACCACGCTTTTCCACGTTTCTTGAGTATTTTGTCCGAGAGCATCTAAGACCTCCTCGAGGTTTGGGTTCTTGACGAGGTGAGCACCCGCACGAGTACGATGGGTATAAGCATTAGACTTAATAGGCTCAATGCTAGCACTACACCCACAGATAATAGAACTGTTAGCGTTTGGAGCGATAGCAAGAAGGTGAGCGTTCCGACGTCCCGTGCCCACCATGTCAGGAGCCTCCCCCTTCTCTTTGCCAAGACGCAAACTTTCCGCGTGAGCCTGTGCGTGTATGTCGGCAAATATCCGCTGGTTCGCAAACTTCGCGCTAATGCTGTTCCACGGGATCTCATTCTGCTGTAAATACCCATGCCAACCCATCGCTCCTAAGCCGATAGACCTTTCTCTTTTAGCTGAGTAGACAGCTTTTCCCAGTTCTCTTGGTGCATTTTTGATAAAGAATTCAAGGACGTTGTCCAAGAATCGAACCAAGTCTCCAACCATTCCTGTTCCTTTCCACTCGTCGTACTTTTCGAGGTTGACCGAGCTAAGGCAACAGACTGCTGTGCGTTTTTCAGATGTAGGGAGAGTGATTTCAGAGCATAGGTTAGACCCTCTAACTGCGAGTCCAAGTGCTTTCTGAGAATCTGGTAACCTTCGGTTGGATTCGTCGATGAAGTGTAAGTAAGGTGAGCCAGTTCTGAAGCGAGCTTCAAGTATTCTTTCCCACAAGTCTCTAGCTGGGATCGAATCTCGGACATCTCCGTCATTAGGGTCTCGTAATTGCCATTCTGTTCCATGTTCTACTGCCTCCATAAAAGCATCTGTAATGTTAACGGCGTTGAACAGGTTAAAACATTTCCTGTTGGTATCGCCGGTGGGTACTTTAAAGTTAATAAATTCGATGATGTCTGGGTGAGACACATCCATGTAAGCCGCGTAGCTTCCCTTGCGGGTGCGGCCCTGTTTCCACGCAGTCATTCCTGAGTCGACGACTTTCATGAATGGAATAGGTCCGGGGGCTTTATCTGAGATACCTCGTACGTCAGACCAGTGTCCTCCGACGCCTCCCCCCTTTACGGAGAGCCAAGCAACTTCAGCATTATGGCTGATGAGAGACTCAAGATTGTCACCGACATAAGTAAGAAAGCAAGAGATTGGCAATCCTTTTGGCTCAACTCCGTCAAGCGGTGCGTTTGAAAGCACAGGACTAGCGAACATAAACCAACGCTGACTAGCGTAATCATAAATACGTTGAGCGAAGCCATAGTCCCCCTCACAATAAGCCAAAGCCGCCCGAGCAAAAGCCTCTTGTGGGCTAGACTCATCGGGCAACATGTAATAGTCCGTGAGTAACTTCAAGGCTTGTGCGCTAAAGTTCTCATCACGGTCGTAGTCGATGGCAATCTTGCCACAGTACATATGTTCCATTATTTCTCCGAAAGTTCTTTTTCTGCGCGGGTCGCGTACCATTCAGCCTTGCCCGCGTTCATCAAGGGGGTATCTTTGTCGTTAACCCGTAGTAAATATTTTAGCGAGTTTCCGAGCAAATATCCAGTGAATTGTTCTTCCGTGAGTACAGACTTAATTACCTCAATGGCTTCAAAGTCTTTCTTCTTGTAGTGTTCGGGGTTCTTCCAATCTGTCATTGCAGTTCTCCAAATTTGGCCGTAATGACATTCCCCTCCATGCTCTTAATACGGTCGCGATGTTCTGGCTTTAGCTCTTCTTCTGGGACGACTTCACCGAGTGCTTCCAACGTAACCCTTTCCAGTCCCATGTCGTAGAGGTCATCGAAGTTTTCATAGACAGCCCCAAGCAATCCTTGCAGGATGACATAAGTTGGATCAAACATTTTTTCGCCATCAATCTCAACCTGAGTGTCTCGAGTTGCATATGCACGGATAGCAAAGCCATCCTCGTCTTCATCTTCATCTTCAGTTGGCTCCAAGACAATGTAGTACCGCCCCTTGAGTAAACCGGCTTGCTCGAGGGCGGCAATCTTTTCGTCGTCTATAATCATCTCAGTCATACTTTCTTCTCCAACCACTCAAGTGGTACGTGTCCATCTGCCCAGAGTATACCCTGCTTATCGCACCAATTACCATAAGTAGTTTTACTAGAGCGGTTAAGTTTTGTCGAAGCTCGCATAAAAAGCATACGAATATCGATAAAAGGATTCTGTTGGATCACCAGCAACATCTTCTGACGATCAGCAGGACTAAAGAAGCCCTTTGCTTCAACGTAAATATCTTGTTCCGGAAGATAAAAGTCCGGTGTGTATATCTTCAGCTTAGGCTGATACGAAAGTTTTTTAGACTCATATTCAAACGTAACCTTTTGTTCTGCAAGGTATTTTGCTACCTTGAGCTCATAGTCTGAGCGGAACTTATGTCTCATGTACTGCTTCATATGTTCATAAGTCCTTGTATCGATTGAGAAATTCTATCCTGCAATTTCGGACTTGTACTTCCGATTTTCAGGAGTGCGTTGGAATACTCGTCTCCGGGGAAAACTACAACACGTCCTTGCCGCACTACATTTGCGATGCGTATTAGTTCATCTGTAGCTCTCTTACCGTCACGTTCCCACGTTTCGTGCCCTAAAGGTTGACCAAAGTGTTGCCACATTGTCAACGGCAGGCACCGTTCAAAGTTACGAGCCCATCGTACCCACGGGTCTCCCGCCGCTTTATCTGCGGCTTCAACGTAAACAGCATACGCTCCTTCGTTTAAGTACAGAAGCTGACGATCAACTTTCCGAGTTATCAGAAGGGGCATCCTCATCCTCCACTACAACGCGACGTACAGTTGCAAGACCATCCGCCTTGATTCCCAGACCGTAATCTTCGCAATCTAACTGACAAAATTCCCTACCGCGACGATACGTCATGTCGCCCACTTGGTAAATGGTGTTGTACTGTACTTCTTCGAGAAGAGGACGTAGCTCGTCAAGTACCATTTGATTGTGCCGGATAACGTCTTTGTTAATCCTATCTTTGAGTTTCAGGATTCTGCCCTGCACCTCAACGATCTTCTTAATGTTTTGTTCCTTCATAATTCCTTGACCTTAAGTGTGTGATACCAGACGACGGGTTTATTTTTCGCCTTTGATGTAACCTTTTCGTGCTGTATTGCTTTCGGCCAGCAGTGCTTACGGTAGCCACAGAACGTGCAGTTCTTACTTAATAACTTGTTTCCTGTTTCGCGGACAACCCCGTCCTTGCGGTAAGTCTCTTGTTCAGGAGCAATCGGAGGCTTCTTGTACGAGAAGTTTGACATCAAAGCTTCCACAACTTTACCGGCCTCTGATATGTAGTGGTCTCGATCTTCTGTTTGGTCGTCAGGTGCTTGCACAAACTGAATCTCTCCAGAAGACTTGTCTACAACAATCCAACCACCAAAGTCTTTGCCTTTTGACTCAGCGTACAGGTGTCCTTGCATCAAGTACCCGAACGGATCGTCTTGTTTAAGTCCGTCATATCCCTTCCCGAACTTCTGAGAGTACGAGTACGGGCTTGCTGACTTTACGTCCCAGACCTTCTCTCCGTCCACAGGGTCGTCGATGATGACATCAAGGGTACCTTGTACGGTTTCTCCCCCAACGTCAAGCTGGCACCTTCCCTGTGCCTCTGTGATCTTAACTCCGGCACCTTTGAGCACAGCCATTACTGCACACTCAACAAGGTCGCCGATTAAGAAACGCAAAAGAGCGTTGTACGTCATCTCCTCATTTTTACCGTCACGTCCATGTACTTGTTGACAAAGAGGACGCCCTAAGCCGGACATACGTATCCGCCACTCAGGGTTACGGCTAAACTGCTTTTCGAGTGCCTCACGGCAGTCCTGTGCGAATTCCTCAACGACAGAAGGGGAAAGCGATGCTTCCCCCCTCGTTGCCGCTTGAAGGAAGTTCTTAACTTGAACTTCCGCCAGCATTAGTTAAAGTCCGCCGCTAAGTCAACTTCCTCGTCTTTAGCTTTCGCTTTAACAGCCTCCTTGTGTTGCTCGAGGATGTTGGCGTTGGACCCTTTTACTGTCTCGAGGAACATCGCCATTGTTTCCATTGTGGCGTCGTCCATCTTGGCAGTCCCCTTTTGCGTAAATACAGGAGTGAAGTAAGTCACACTACCCATCTTGTTACGCTTGGTAGTCATCTCAAACACAACCTCATTCATAAGGTTATTGCCGAGACGTTCGATTGCTTCACGCGCAGGGCGGAAACCCGAACGCTTGAAGTACGAGATTACAGGGTAATTCTCAATCTTTACGTCAGTACCATCCGCTGTCTTACCTTCCATAGTAATCAAAGCGTAGAACACTTGGTTGCACGTAGCAAGACGTGAAGCTAATGTAAGAGGATGCTTTTCCCCTAACTCTTCTTCCTCTGACTTTGACAGGCGGCCACACTTGTTTCCACCTGACGTGTCTGGGAATTGGTAATCTAAAGAAGGTGCTTGGACCGAGCGAGAAGAAAACTTACCCTCTTCTTGATCCCACACACTCCACTCGTAAGTACGCACTAATGGACGAAACTCTACGCTATCTGCGTATACGAAATCGCCGTCATAAAATACTTTCCACGCACCTTTCTTGAGGGTGTGACCATCGTCAGTCTCGGTGTCGTAGTTAATGTTTAAACGAGACAGTCCTGTTTTAGGTGTGTCCTCGTTCGCTTGGCCTGAAAGTTTCATAAGACCTTCGCGGTCCCCAGACTTTACAGCCGCCAGCATTCCATCGAATGCATTATCCATTACGCTCAGTTCGCCCATATCGCTCTCCTTAGTTTGCGTAGACAACTTCGGTGTCCAACCAATTGGACCCCATTTTTACCTCAACAGAAATTGGCATGT